GGTGCAAGTGGAAAAATTTCAGTTGATGTAAAAAATGAAGTTGATAAGGATAGAAAGGCATTACATTTCACTTGGAAGAACAAAAATATGGAATTCCAATCTTGGGAAATTGCTCACTTCAGATTGCTAGGTGACGATAGAAAACTTCCTTATGGAACTTCCATGTTAGAAAAGGCAAGGAGAATTTGGAAACAACTTCTTTTGTGCGAGGATGCTATGTTGATTTATAGAACGTCAAGAGCCCCTGAACGTAGAATATTTAAAGTGTTTGTAGGTAACATGAATGATGATGACGTTGAAGCATACGTACAGAGGGTTGCAAACAAATTCAAAAGAGAACAGATTGTTGATAGTAAAACAGGTAACGTAGATATGAGATTCAACCAAATGGCCGTTGATCAAGATTACTTTATTCCTGTAAGAGATCCAGCGGCTCCATCTCCTATTGATACTTTGCCTGGTGCTACAAACTTGTCTGAGATAGCCGATATCGAATATATCCAAAAGAAATTATTAACAGCACTTCGTGTTCCTAAAGCATTTTTAGGTTTTGAGGAAGTTGTAGGTGACGGTAAAAACTTGGCGTTACAAGATATACGATTTGCCAGAACAATCAACAGAATCCAAAAGAGTATGTTGGCTGAAATGAACAAAATCGCGATTGTCCATCTATTTTTGTTAGGATTCGAAGACGAACTTTCGAACTTCACCTTGGGATTAACTAATCCATCGACGCAAGCGGATCTTTTGAAAGTTGATGTGTGGAAGGAAAAAGTTTTACTTTACAAAGATTTGGTTTCCGATCCAGGAAACGGTATACAAGCAACATCATCAACTTGGGCTAAGAAACATATCTTTGGATGGTCAGACGATGAAGTTCGTTTGGATTTACAACAACAACGAGTTGAAAGAGCGGTGGGAGAAGAATTGAAAGCAACTCCAACGGTCATTACTAAAACAGGATTATTTGATAACATAGATAAATTATACGGAACGACTACAGGATCAACAGCAACGGCAACTGCAGGTGCGGATACTAGTCCAGGTGGTATGGAAGAACTAGGACCTCCACCATCCATCGGAGGTGAACCACCATTACCTGAACCTGAGCCAGCTGAGGCTCCACCAGCAGGAGGAGAAGTAACACCTGAGTCAAGGGAAAAAGACCTTAACATTTTAGTTGAAAGAAACCTAATTCAAGGGTCGGAAATAATAAATTTGGGCCAAGGACAAGATTATTTGGGAGAAATTTCGAAACATTTAGATAAGTTATTAAATTCCTAATATTTATAGCAAAAAAAATAATAAAATGACCTTTGGAACAGTTAAATCCCTGATAGAAAACAACCTTTTAGAATCTTACAAGAACGAGTCAGAATTCAAAAAGAGTCTTAGAGAATTCAAGCATAATGTCTTGAGTAATAAATCAATGTCAAGAGCGTATGCTATATACGATCAACTGAGTTCACCACAGGGATTAAGTGAACAGGATTCCAAAATTTTTATTGAAGAAGGTGTAAATTTATTAAATAATATTTTACCCTCAATCAAATTACCAACAGCAATGTCTCATAAAATTGAGAATAAATACAAAGATATCGATACATTAGTTTATAGTAAAAATATCAATCTGTTGGAGAGAGTTGAGGCAAAAAAGAACATCATTAAAGTCTTAACTTCTGAAAAAGAATCAATCAAAGAGAGTGTTAATATTCCAATCAGCTCGATGGTTGCAGTTGCTAATCAAACAATTAGTAATTACATAGAATCTTTGGATGAGAACACAAAAAAAGAATTTTTTCAAATAGTTTCCGAAGATGCGAATACATTAGAAAATAAATTTCAAAGCATCAAAGAAAACGCAATAACAAAGTTGACAACTATTTTGGAAAACGAGGATTCTCAGGAAATGAAAAACAAAATTTCTGAAACCATAGAAAAAATTAAAATAGAGAAATTTGATCAAATAAATTTTTTGAAACTTAAAAATTTAGAAGAATCAATCTAAATTATCTTTTTTACGTTGTATATATTTTGCCTTAGAAATCTGTGTTCTTCTGACCACAGATTTTTTTGTAAATTGACGATTATCAAATAAAATTTGATTTTGTTTAGTTTTTACAACTTTTGATTTGAGAGTTTTGATTGCCCTCTCAATACTTTCACCCTGTTTTATTTTAACAATTAACATATATAAGAAATATCAACAAATATATAAAAAATTTTGACATCAGGTTATTTTATAACTATTTTTTTTGAAAATAAAATAAACTCATACAAAATAGAATAAATGAAAAAAGGGAAAAGTGTGAAACTTAACCTCTATCACCCGATCAAGTCAATTTATGGAACAGTCGATTCCAAAAACTTGAAATCAGTATATATCAATATACAATCTTGGGTGACTCCAAAAAATGAAGATTATAATTGGAACCGTGTTGTTAGTAATTTAAACAGAGAAATCAAAAATTCAGTTACAGAATCTATAGATCAAAATATTTTTTTAGACAAAAATATTGTTGATTTAGATCTCAGAACAAGCGGTATTTCAAAAGGTAAAAAATCATTTTTTAATTTGGAAATAAATCTATATACAACGATTAATACTGATTTTAGGTCCCAAACAATAAAAGAATCAGTTAAAAATATTGTAAAAACAATTTACCAAAATAACGTTTGTGAAAACCAATATTTTGAATTTTCTATTTCAAAAAAACCTACAGAAGTTTAAACAATGGAATTCTGTATATTTATCTAAAAAATATTAAATGAAAAATTTAAGAATTTTAGAAGCCAGTGAATCAGGACACGGCATATTGATTGAAATGGACGCGGGATGGGTATCTCCAAAAGATATACAAAACATTGAAGTGTTGAAAGAAGCATCAACTTTGGATTATAGAAATCCTTTTGAATTTTATGCGGTTCTTCAGAAATACGATACTCCTAACCGAAATGGTAGAACTTACCCTGAAAGAATATTAAAGAGGGAAGCCGATAGATATAAGCAAGCAATTGCAAAAGGATTATCAACTTCAGAATTAAATCACCCTGAATCGTCTTTAATTGACTTAGATAGGGTATCCCATATCATAACTGATATTTGGTGGGATAAAAATATTTTGATGGGTAAATTGAAATTGTTGACATCACCAGGGTTTCACGAAAGAGGGGTTGTTTCAACTAAAGGAGACCAAGCGGCAAATTTAATGAGACAAGGTGTTACTTTGGGAATATCCTCACGTGGAGTTGGATCTCTAAAAAAAGTTGGGGAAAGAAATGAGGTTCAAGATGACTTTGAATTAATTTGTTTTGACTTAGTGTCATCTCCATCAACACCAGGAGCTTATTTATTTTCCAATCCAGATGAACGAAGTAAATATGAAGAGAATTTGGAAGAAGAAAAAAAATCTAAACAGAGTAACGACTACGTTGAGAAGTCAGTTGACTTAATGAAAAAATTAACCGATTTTTTAGGAAAATAAAATTATGGACGAAAAATATTTTGTAGCAAAAATTCAGTATGATTTCCCTGATGAAAATACGGGAAAAATTAAAAAGGTAAGAGAAGAGAAATTGGTGAATGGTTTCTGTGTGACTGATGTTGAAGCAAAGGTTACTAAGAAATACGAAGGGTTCACTCACGATTGGAGAATTACTTCTGTGTCTGAAAGTAAAATTGACGAGGTAATCGATTAATTCTATTATGTCGTTTAAAAATTAAAGTGGTTAGGAAACTAATCACTTTTTTTGTTTTATAGGTATTTATGATATAAAACTTAATAAATCTTTGTCAGTAGTATTTGCAAAATGAATTTTTTCATTTTGGATACTATTTATATGGTGAAATAAAAATTATTTTTTTCATGCAAGAAAACAAAAACTTAGTAAAAGAGGCGCTAATTCAAATGAAAAACGTTGAAGAGGCAATTGCCCAAAATGCAAAAGGAATACTTGCTTCAACTATGAAGGAAGAAATCAATCAATTAGTAAAAGAATCTCTATCAGAACAAGATATGGAAGATGAGGTTGAATTAGATGCAGACATCGATACCGATGTTGATGCTGATAATGAAGATGAAATGGATATGGACATGGAATTTGATATGGACATGGACATGGATTCTGAAGAAAGTCCAATCGATTTAACTGATGCCTCTGATGAAGAAATTCTAAAGGTGTTCAAAGCTATGGGTGAAGAAGATGGAATCATTGTCAAAAAAGACGATGAAGAAATCCACTTAAAGGATGATGACGCTGATGTAGAATATCTAATCAAGCTTGGTGAGTCTGAGGAAGAATATGAAGAACTAGATGAAATGATGGATTTAGAAGAAATGGACGATAAAACTACTGATGAAGTTATCAGGGCTATTTTCCAAGACGGAAATGTTGATGATATCGACATGGACCAAGAAGAAGAAGTTATGTATGAAATTGAATTCAATGAGGAAGACGACCTTGAAGAAGGAGAAGACCTTGAAGAAGGAGAAGACCTTGAAGAAGGAGAAGACCTTGAAGAAGGAGAATACATGATGGATGAAGAAGAAGAATACGAAGAAGAAGATTTGGACGAATCTTACAACCACAGAAGAGCTGTTAGAGAAGCAAAATTAACAATTAAACCTAAAGGTGTTGGATTAGGAAATGGTCCTGGTAAACAAACCATTAAACCGACAAAGGGAGGGTTTAATGAAAAAATGAAAATGGCGGATCCTAAACAGGGGACTGGTAGTGCAACAAAGGCGAAATCTTTCCCTAAAGGTGAAAATACAGATGGTAAGTCTAAAGTTGTTAAGGCTGAAACAAAAGAGGGTGATTACGGAATGAACAAAGGTGATAAATCTAAAACACATAAAGGTGATGAGGATTTTACAACCAAAAAAGGTATGCCTTTAAAAAGAAAAGCTTTCGAAAAGGAAGAAACTAAAGAAGCAGCTAGAACTTATGGAAGTGGTTCTAAAGAAGGACGAGGACTTAGAAAAGGAATTACCAATAATAGAAATTATGTTTATGGTAATAACGGAGTAAAAGTTGAGTCATTAGAATCAGAGGTGGCTACGTTGAGAGAAAAGAATGAAGAATACAGAAAAGCATTAAACGTTTTCAGAGAAAAACTTAATGAGGTTGCTATATTCAACTCTAACTTAGCTTATGCGACTAGATTATTCACGGAACATTCAACGACTAAAAAAGAAAAAATTAACATTCTAAGAAGATTCGATAACGTAGATACTTTGAAAGAATCAAAAAATCTTTATAAGTCAATCAAAGATGAATTGTCTAATACAGAATCAACACCAATTAATGAGTCAGTCGAAACTAAATTAAACAAGAATGTTTCAACTGGATCATCAACTACTCTAATTGAGTCTAAAACTTATGAGAATCCACAATTCTTAAGAATGAAGGATTTGATGACTAAAATTGGGTAAAAAATAAAATAAATAAATTAAACAAACTAAAAACTAAAAATGGGAGCATTATTAGAATCAGGTCTTGTAGGTAACATCGGTCTTAAGCACCTTAAAGTTATCAAAGAAGACACAATCAACAAATGGGACAAATTAGGATTCTTAGAGGGTCTTAA